GTGTTCAGCTAACTCGTGAATCGTTTCCATTGATGTTTTTAGAGTGTCTAAGGCTTCCAATTCAGTTTTCTTAGGTTTGCCCTTCTCAATGTTGTGCATTGCTCTTATAATTAAGATATGTAATTTGTTCTTTCTAAGTAATAGTTCTAATTCATCCATAGTTTTCTGTGTTTTTTAGTGGGTTTATGCCTCCGATTGTAAAGCCTAAACCGTTGTTAAAATCAAATCTTAAAGGCTCTCCTAACATTGTAGGCTTTCCTCCGCTCTCTCTGTCTTTTATTTTCATAACGTGAACCTCTGTATAAGGCCAAAGTTCCTTATGTGATATATAACGGTGGACAACAAATAGAGAATCTACGCGATTGGGAAAAACCTGACCTCCCTCGCAGTCAGATTTTCTAGGGTTTTGAATGTGACCGTTGAGTAAGTGGTCAGGAGGGTAGACTCTACGAGCTGCCTCAGTCATAGGATGTATGCTCACAAACAAAGTCTTACCTGTTTTATTGCAGAATTCTCTAGCACTATTACAGAAATTATAATTCCTATCAAACTGATTACTATTTTTTCTGTCGTGATTTAAACCAGTGTAGGGGTCTATAGCACAAACATCAGCGTCAGACTTTGCGAAGATGTTAAACAAATCAATAGGACTGTAAAGTTTTCTATTATTAATAAACTTAAAATATTTACTTATTTCATTATTAAATTTTAGTATTTCAAACTTCGTTAAGTCTTTTATTTTATTGCCTGACCACATTTCGATAATATCTCTTTTTAATTGTGAGGACCTATTCTCACCACTCCAAATAATAAACTTTAATTTGTGTTTTTTTGCTAGTGTTGTAAAATACCATAATAACCAAAACGTCTTCCCAACATTATCAAGGCCCAGGCAAAGGTTAAACTCTCCTCTTTTTAAAACTAAATGTTCGTCTAATAAACAATCTATTTTAAGACCTTGCTTAATCTTTCCGTCTTTATAGTCGTATAAGTATTTTAAAGCGTTGTCGTCTTCTACTATCATTTTTTAAGAAGTTTTTTAACCTCTTCAGATACTTTTAAGACGTTGTCGTTTTCGTAATTATCTTTTCTGTTCTTTTCTTTTCTTAATGCTCGAGCATTGCTTAAGCTATGCTTGCCGCCTTTTCTTCCTGACTCTACTCTTTTAGAGTGAGATTCTTTACGCTCTTTGTATTGATTATCTAGCCAATCAATTGCAATATTTTTGCCTTTTTGTTTTACTATTCCAACGTCTAAAAGATTTTTATAATCGTTAGGAATTATTCTTTTATATTGTTCTAGAGGTACTTTACACTCTTTGCTCCAGTAGTAACATAGGACTTTCATAAATGCTCCCTGCTGTTCTAAGCTAAGAAAACTGATTGTGCCTGTGAGCCACTGATTAGGATTGAATTTAAACCACGGTAAATCTGTCATTGTTCTTTGTTTTGTTTGTTTATAATATATAAAAATTTTTTATTTTATAATTTACTTAAATTAAAATAATTGTTGTTGATTGTTATATGGTAATTTTAAAATTTCTAAATGTTTTATATCTTCATATTTTACTTTTATTAATTCATCTTTTTTACCCCATTTTGAACGTGTATAAATTTTGTTATATTCATAGCTATTACTGGTATATTCATTAATATTTTTTATATGTTTATATAAATCAATTCTCTTAAAAATACAAAAAGATTTTAATTCTAAAATATCAAATGCTATATATTGGACTTCACTAAGTAACCAACCGTTATTACCATTTATATTTTTTTTCTCTAACCAAATAGTATCTAAATTACGTTTCCCTTTTATATCAAAAGAACCCCCATTAATATAGTAATCTATATGTAAATTTTTATCTTCATATGGTGTACTTTTTTTAATAATAACTTTTTTATTTTTTGATTTTAAATATTTACTAAAAACCTCAATAAATAAATTTTCTGCTTTATCTCCAATTTCTTTGGATATTTTTAATCTATTTTTATTTATATTATTATTCATAGTATACTACTTTTTTTCAATTATTAGCTTTTAAGTTATCGTAATAAAAAGACTTTTCTTCTTTGCTTATGTCTTCCCACTTATAAGTCGGAGTAGAACCGTAGTCCCACTCCTCGTCATAATATGCTTCTCTTTTGTAGTTTGGTATTTGATTTATTTTTATAGGCTTATACAATTGACATAAATAAACAGCATTAACATTCCACTGCTCCGCTAGTTCGGGAATTGTATATCCCTCAATTATTAAATCTTGTATAAGACTCGAAAACCATATCGAATTCCCTTTCATTGAAGTCATTAATTATCTGTTTATACTTAAAAGGGTAAATCGTTAGAAGACTCCCAGGAGTCAGATTCTTGTTTCACAGGCTGTCCTTTTTGCTCTGTGTCAGGCTTCCAAGTGTCAACAGATACAGCTACGTTCTTTCCGTATTGGTCAGCTTCGTCTTTTACGTTTATATTTAATTTAATAAACTTATTACCGTTAAACTCCTGAATGTAGTCTTTAATTTTAGCGGGGTTAATTGTTACTTTTAACCACTTGTCATTCATTGCTTTACCGCTTCCGCAGTAGATTGTTTCTTCTTTCTTCATTTTTATTTGTTTTTATTGGTTTATTTATTTGTTTTATAATATCCGTTGTTTAGTCTTTCATCAACTAGCCTGTCGTAGGCTTCGTCAATTAAGTCAAAAAAGTCTTGTTCTTCGTCTTCCATAATTATTTATTTAATTCAAATTTTATGTACATTCTGCAATCTATAACTCTTTTATATATGCTTTCAATTACTTCGTTATCTCTTTTAATATTGAATACTTTAATTCTATACTTTGAGTCAATATTACTGTACTTATAGTGCTGACAAAATAAGTCATAATTATCAGCAGAACTAAACTTATATTCTCGCTCAATTAACTCGTCAGGAGTGTCCATAAGAGTGTATATTAACTTATAATTGTCTAAGCCAGTTAGAGCCATATATCCTTGAGCTTGATAGTAGTAAGCTTTGTTAGGTATTGCGTCAAAGAATAAAGGAAAGCTATAACAATCCCAACTGTTTTTAACGTCAATTAAGTGGTCTGAGAGTATTGCGTCAGGTGTTCCAGTTAAAAAGTCGTTTTCAAAACTCTTTTCATTTTTAATTATCTCTTTATAATATAAGTTTTTAGCTATATAGTTAAGAGACTCCTGTTCGACTTTATTTCCTTTCTCTGTGTATTTACTACTAAACTCTTTTTTACGTCCGTAGATTTGCTCTTTTAGCCAATCTTGACAATAAGATTTAGTCGTCTTTGATATTGTGTCGGTCTTCCTTTGTGGCTTTGTCATTATCTGACCTATTGCCGAACATCTTATTTTGAAATCTTGCATAATCTATTTTATTAAATAATTCGTCTAAAAAATTGTTGTTTTCGTCTGTGTTTGCTTTGTTGTCTTGCATATTATTTCTTTTTTAAATCCTCTTTAAACTCATCTTCCCCAAATACACCCAAAGCATAAAGACCTGATAATTTTAAGACTATTCTCGACATTGCTCTTTTTTCTGCGATTGCTACAGGATAAGCGTTTCTATTATTGTCAGGTGCTGCCTCTCCGAATGTTTCAATAACTACGTCTTTTAGTTGTCCTATGGCTTTTATTACACAGGTTTTAGTTTCAGGGTTGTAGTGTTTAAGTGTGTATTCAATTAAGATTCCTGAGTCTGCCTGAATTTTGTCTATACCGCTTCTCGTTATTATGTGATAATGAGAGTGTTTAAAAGTGTCCTCTTCACTTAGATTATACTCTATGAAGAGTTTGTTTAGTTGTTCTTTGCGTGTCATAATTTTTGATTTTAACTATTGATTTTTTTATTGTTTTAAGTCGTTTTGGAAAGTAATTATAATTAATTAATTTAAGTTTTGAGCTTATTTCTTTAAATAATTCTAGATATTCCTCAAATCGTTCTTTGTGTCTTATGATGTCTTTTTGAGTTGGTGTCCAGGTCTTTGAACTTAAAAGTCTTTTATTAAAATTGATTCTTACTACTAAAAATCTAAGTTCTTCGTAAAGGTCTTTTGATGCCTCAAAGCGTTCCCACTCTTCTAAGTATTCGCTATAACTACCCCAACTCATAACAGTTCTTTTATTTTGTTTACTATGTTGTAAAGCTCCATAAACTCTCCTGTCTCTACTAATAAGTGATAATTGTTTTTAAAGCTAGTAAACTCTATTATAGTTGGGTTTCCTTCTCTTTTGTCTATTGAGACTTTTACGTCTGTGTGATGGTCTTTAAATTGATAAGTTCTCTTTGTTGGTGTTGCTTCCATTATTTTAGTTTTTATTATTAATATAATCCTCCATAAATTTAACGATTAGTGTTGAATAGCTTACTCCGTTCTCTTCAGCTTTATCTTTGAATTTAAATAAAATCTCTCTTTTATTATCTGTTATGTAAAAGTTTCCTATCATTATGCTATTTTTAAAATTATTATTATTGTTAAGTTATAAGCTACATATATAGCTCCGATTAATGTTAGTGATTGTAGTAGTAGTTTTTTCATTTGTTTTCGTTTATAAAGTTGTTAATAAAATTGTTAATTTCTAAAGACATTGAAGTACCTTTGTTTTTTATAATTTTTTTAAATGTATTATATTTTTCAATGTCATAAATGTAAATTGATTTAACAGTATAATTTTTATGATTTTTTTTATTTAATAAATCTTTATGTGTTTCAATTAACTTATGCTCTAAGTCTTCAGCTTCTTTAACTGTGTTACATTTTTTTATTATTTTTAAAATAGGCTCTTTATTAAACTCTTTTAAAGTTTGAATCCATTTATATTTTGCTTTATTGTTTTTGCAAGTTAAATGACTTTTCAATCTTGTTTCAGTATTATTCGTTATACCTATGTACTTAATTTCTTTTTTTATTGGACAAATTAAGCTATATACTATTTTAGTGCTTTCTAAATTCATTTTCTTTTGTTTTGACAAATATATATATAATATTTATAATAAAACTAATTTACTATAACTTTTTTTAAAAAAACTTTAAGCTACTTCGAGAAAATAATTAGAATAAATGTGTCAGCCTTGCTACTTGACCGTAATTTTTAGATATAAGAAAGCCCTCAATTCCTTTATTATTTGAGCTTTGATAACCGCTCTTATGATGCCAGTTGTCAGATTCGGAAGGTGACATAAGAGACTCAATATGAATTCCTGGAAATTGTTTACTACTTAATTTATGGTGAATGTGCTGTGTGAACATATAACGATATTTACAGCTACTCCAATCGCTACACTCGTCCGCCATTATTAAAGGTAATGTGTCAAATTTAATCTTATCACCGTGGCAGCTACCAATTAAAGAAGCGTTCTCATTAGTACCGTATTTGTAGTACTTTCTCATTCTTAAACTAACATCAAAAGAAGTGTTTTTGTTGTGTCTAAAGTGAGTTTGTAGTATTTGAGCTAACATCCAACCGCTAACCATATCGTGATTCCCAGGTGTATACATACAGTGAACGTCTGCAACCTGTAAAAGCATTTCAATTACTTCAACCATCAAGCGTTTTGCTATCATAAAATTATCTGAGAACAATCCGTCAACATCCTGTGCTGTGTTGTTTGTTGTAGTATTTTTAAAGCTATCAACGTGAAGCAAATCTCCCGCTAATAATAAAACTACTTTATCAATATTAAAGCCTTGAGCCTTTTTAATTAAAGACCTAACACCCTCTAAGGTCCTAATAACTGCAATCTGTGAATTATACTCTTGGTCTGCATTAAACGACTTACAGAGCTTACCTATGTGTAAATCAGACGGAGAACAAAAGAACAAATGCGGGTCTTTGTATTTATCTCTATCTAGTTTAGGATATTCAGGAGAAAATTCTTTTAATTCTTTTATTAAGTCTTTGCCTAATTTAAAAAAGTCTTTTTCTTTTGGGTTGGGTTGTTTAAAGTATAAAGAAGCGTTTTTATTCTTAATCCATCCACTGTGAACTGTCTCAACGTCTAAGCCTTCATTCTCTGCCTCTTGTTTAATACGCCTATATTTAAGAAGTATTTTTTCCTCGTCCTCTTTTAGACGATACCTAGCAGCTCCCTTCCCTCTTATTCTTTTATTTTTCACTTTGATTAATTACGCTTTTTAGCAACAGAGCCAAAGTAATAACCCACAATTGATAATACGATTCCTTCTACGATTCCTGTTGTGTGTATCATTAACTCACTATTATGCTCAGGAACTGTAACAAACACAATTGAAATAATTAAAAACACAAAACTTAATAGTCCTATGATACCAGTGACGCTCATCATCCAATCAACACCGCCAACTTTTAAAATATCAACTTCTCTCTTTCTCGCTGAGTCTCTGTCCTGAACCTCTAAGTTATATAATTCTACTGTCTGTTGATGTAATTGTGCTTTCTCTTCAGGTGTTAAGTCAGGGTCTGAGTCTATTAAGTTCTTAACTACTCCCATAACACCTTTGTCGGGTAATAAGTCGCCAACAATATCTAACACTTTTGGAGCTTTCTCAGCTAATAACTTTCCTAATTTACTGTTTTTTAATTTGCTCATTCTACTATTATTTTAATTGTTCCACACTCTTCAATATGGTTTGCAATAATTGGATAAATTCTTTTATAAGCTTGTGTCGAATAACTGCCTGTAAACTTTTTAGCGTCTACAACATCATTCAATAATAAACACCCCGCAGTATGTTCGTCTGTGTTTCCTGTGTGTATTAAAATATACTGAAATTTTAGTCCTTTATTTTCTAAGGTCCAGTTAGACTTATTATATAAACACAACATTCCTTTATGGTCTTTAAACTTCTTAGAGTATCTATTATGGAATCCTCCCTCTTTTCTTAGGTCTATATTATACACACCTTCAGGGATACGAGTTTCAGCATACACTTTCTTTGTTCTTTGCTCGTCTTCTATTACAAAGCATTGAAATTCGTCGTCTATATAAAATAGACTTATTGAAGTGTCTCCGTTGTCTGCTATTCTTTTGAGTCTAATTTCCACTACTTGGACGCTTTCTTGAGGCTTTTGATTTAGCGTTTAATATAAGTCTCTCTTCCATTTTCGCTAATTTAACTCTTAATTGTGTATTTTCAGTAATTAATACATCAATTTTTAATTCTAATTCGCTAATCTTATCTTTTAACTCTTCAATAACTTTAATAGACAGACCGTCAACTCTTTCTTCTTTAGCCGCGTTGATGTCCATACGCTTTTTCACTATGTTCCAAATCTCCTTAATCCCTAACGCTCCG